ATCATCAAAGTCATGATATATTTTAATCTTACCCATGTACCCATTAACATCTTTAGCAATTTCATTAATACTTTCTTGGGCATAATTTTTAACAACAGCACCTTTAATTTCTTTTGCTCTTTTAATATTATTACTTAAATAACTATTGTAAGAAGAGTGAGCCATAGTCGCTAACTTAGCTTTAACTGTAATAGCTCCTTCTGGATCTATATCTAAGAATGCTTGAGTGTATCCGTTAACAATAGCATTTAATCTAGTTTCAAATTGTTCCGATGGCATTTCAAATGTAGTAGCCTCCATCTCAAGATCAGAAATATCTTTAGATGCTGACATAGCCATATCTGTAGCCATAAAATTAACTTGAGCATTTCTTAAAACTGATTTGTATTTATTAGTTCCTTTAGGAAGTAACTTAGATCTTTCTGTTGGATCTGCATTTAAGTATTGACTTACAGTTAAAGGATTAGACGCAGCATACTCGTATGCAGCAATCTCACTTTCTTTTTCTACTTTACCAATAGCAAATCTTAAAGTTCGATCTATGTTTTGTGCAAGGTTAGAATAACCACTAGCCTGGACTTGTTGCTCTTGACCTAGTGAAACAGTAGGCGAAAAATACTGTGCGTTAATTCCTTTGAATACTTGTCTCTTGGCCATTAAATACCACCTCTAATTCTACCAGATTGATCTAAATCAAATTGAGTATTCTTTGTTGGTGTAGTAGGTTTAGTATTAGTTTCAAAACCACCAGCTTGTCCTATAGTTCCTATATCAGTACCTAGGCCAAAGATAGCTCCCATGATCCCAGCTTTCTTAGCTTGTTTACCAGCATTTTTTAAATTACCAAATTCTATTAATCCTAAGTTTTGCATTAGCTCTTGATTAATTAATGCAATAGAAAATTCTTCAGATCCAACTCTTAATGATGTAATCTGAGCAGTAGCAGCAGAACCTTCCATTGGCATAATTCCACTTGCAGCAGCTTTAGCAATCATCTCAGATATACTCTCATTAGTTTCTTTTAAAACTTTAACACCTTGTTCTTTTGCCTCTATTTCTTTTGATTTGTATTTTAATAGAGCCTCATCAGCTTTAGCATCGTAGTATGCTTTTGTAGCCATACCTTGTTGGTATGTTGCATATGCTTTACCTATAGATGATACTACAGCTACTATTGCCCAAGGGTTCATTGTCCTACACTCACTTTAAATTCAACTCCCAATAATGTAAAAAATAAAGGTTCAGATTGGGAGAAAGTCATCTGTCCTCTTCTGTCATAACCTAAAATAGGTTTTCTTCTTTTTAATCCAGTATAAAATTCACCACCTATAAATGAAAAATCATTTCCATTAAGTGATAAATTTTGTGTCAAGTACATATTTGCTGTTGCCTCTACTATTCTTTTTTTCTGAGCTACTACATTACCACTAGATAATTTTAATTCCACCGGTAAAGTTTTAATTTCTGGAGTAAAATCTAATCCTATTTCAACATAAGAAGTTGGAACAGCACTCAATATAATTTGACCAGAAGATACAATTTTGTCGGGTTGCATTTGATCATCAGCAATAACTTTTACAGTTTCACCTTCTAAATGATCTAATCCAGTTACAGTTGTTGATCCAGGTAAAGATGCACCAGTTAATAAAACATTACTGTCTGTAGTATTGTCATCATTAAATGCCTCTACATAATAAACAGTAGATCCATTAATAGTTCTTTTTACTACAAAATAAATTTGATCAACATCAACAGCAACTTTTACAAACTCACCATCAATAGTTGATAAAGATGGAGCAATAACATTTTGTCCTCTTAAAATAGAATAAGTTGCAAGAGATCCATCGCTGCCATTAACAATCATTAATAAGTCACCATCATCAGTAGATGTTGCTTTTCTAAGAGCCATGTCAGATGGAGATCTTAATAAGTGAGAAGATAATAAAGAAATATTATTAGAGATATAAGATAACTCTACATCACTAAATAAAAATTCTCTTAATGCTTTACCAGCTCTTTGAATAAATAAAGTACCACTCTCAGCACCAATAGGTTTAATACCTTCTTTGGCCCCTCTTCTTGTTGCTGTACTTACAACTAAGTTGTTTGGAGTAATAGGATCTAGTGATGCCTGAGAAATAAAAAATTCACCTCCTTTAGTAAAGATCTGTAAGTCTCTACCAGCAAACAATCCAGTTATAGCATTAACACTATCAGTTGATAGAGTAGCATCAATAGCATCATCATCTAAAGTTTCTCCAGGATTAAAATCAAAAAACCTTGCAACTCTAGATGCAAAGATTGTATTAGGTCTAGACTTAGATCCACCAAAATATAATCTACCCTGGTGAAAGGTTACAGTTCTTGGCCATCCTTTAGATGAGCTCCAGGCATCTTCATATCCACTTTCAATAAACCATGATCCAGATGCAATAGCATCCGTATTAAAAAAAGGTATTTCAACAATAGCCTCTACTTCACTTGATGAAACATAACGAGTAATTCTTGCTCTACCTAATCCATCATTAGTCTCAACATACTGATTAACATCACTAGCAGAAAAAGATCCACCACCAGCACTAATAGTAATATTACCATCTACTTCACTAGGTGTTAGTGAATGACCTCCAGCAGTTGTCGTAATAGTAAATGCATACTGAGGTGTGTAATCAAAAGTAATATTTGTAATTGTCCAAGAGCTGTCAGTAGCACCTCTAGTAATTTCTACTGGCTGCATATCTTCATGCACTACAATTAATGTATCAGCAGACTGAGAATAATCTAAAGTAGCTAAGTATGAGCTTTGAATTGTAGTAGTTAAATAATCATTACCAGATCCATTAATATTAGTTACTAATTCTTTATCTTTATAAACATACATTCTATTATTAACAAATAACATCATGTAACTTTGAGTAGTTGAAAATTCAAATGGAACCAATCTTACTCCATTTTGAGGATTGGCAGCAGAAGGTATTGTACTAATATATTCTAATCCTGGTCTACGAACAGCACCACCTTGTGGTTGGATTAAAACATTACGAGCTTTATCAAGAGCATTATAATATTGATTAATATCAATCCTAGAATTTAATAATGGATCTAGTTCTCCAGTTGTGAAGTTTGATTGAATTGTTACAGCTCTGCTCATTAGTCTCTAACATCTGTTAATGGGAAATCCACTATTGCGTAATTTGGTTTTCCTCTTCCGTCAATATTAGTTGCTTGTCGAAAATACCCACCCCTTCCATTTTCGCTTTCCGTACCCACAGCTACTTTTCTCCAATAATCAGATTTAGTAATTTGATCTGTTACTGGTTCTGCTAGATGCCATGCCATCATATAAACGAGTAGCTGAACAAAGTATGAGGGCATTAGTCCTTCTGTTATTACACTAGAAATATAATCGATATAAATATTTTCTTCGTTAGTAGCTATCGCTGGTCCAGATGATGTATATAAAATTTCGTAATTTTGAATTGGTAAAATTCTTGTAGAGCTTGAATTGTAAACTTGTAAAGGTGTAGATGAAATTGCAGTTGATGGCATAACATATTGATATGCCCATTCATTAATTGGTGTACTTGAAGATCTAGCTAATTGTGTTTTAGTTAAGGCAAAAGACCAAGGATACAAAGATAATGCTTGTTTCTTAACTGTATCATAAATTTGATTACATACAGTCGCTGCATCATTTGTAGTATCACTAAACGATGAAATTGTGTCTGAACCTAATAGCACTAATGCTTGGTTACAGATTGAAACATTTGTATCTCCACTTGCCATTTAAATCCTCTAATTTGTGAAGAGGCCCCGAAGGGCCTCCCCAGTATTAGTTATTAGTCTGCGTCTGCAACTGATAGAGCTGTTCCATCAGATACATCAACAACTCCACTTGCGTTACTTAAAACAGTAACTAAAGTAGAAGTTGGTACAGAGCTATCCCATACATGAATTAAATCACCAACTTTTAAAACATCAGAGGCACTATTGAAGTACCCTGCAGTATTAATGTCAGCAATCGCATCAGTACCAGGTGCTGTGTAACTCCACATTTGAGGAGCATTACCAGCTTTAGCTTGACCACCGATTGGTTGTAAGTTGTCTTTAGTATAAGCCATAATTATTCTCCTCTATTAGCTTTCATCACAAGTTATTTTAACGATACCTTCGTCATCAATAGCTACTGCACCAGCAGAGAACATTGAGTTAACTAGGAACGAAGTTTTCTCCGGAACATAGTTAATTTCAGTTTTCTGTGCCATGTTTACAGCCATACCAATAGATGCTCTATGGAACGCATAACAAGTTCTGTCATTAGTTGATAATGGTAGACCTCCTTCGTCTCTGTCTCCTAAAATATAGAAACGGAAACCTAAGAAAGTATTGATCTCACCAGAAACCAAAGCCTTCACAGTTGCGAAGTCACCAGAAATTGCTCTCTCATCACCAAGTAACCCAGATAGGTTATTAGCATGAACAACGATATGTCTGTCGTCAAACGGGACATTCTTTGCGTCAAGAGCTTTCTTAGCAGCAATTAGCTTACCAACATTTAAGTTAGAGGCTGCTGCTGATCCAGAAGTCACGACTGTTTTTGCTACAGTTGAAGGTGAAGATGCTGCATCTAACCCATCAATGATAAGTTGATCCATTCTTCTACCGATTGCTTTAGATACTACTTGTACCAATTCTTGTCTTTCATCAAAGTTTACTTTTGCTTGATGGAAGATGTCCGAATACTCAGCAGCATTGTAGTCACTCATAGATGCAGTTACTTGAGAGTAAGTTACATTTAGAGGTGTTACATCTGTCTGAGGGATACGAGCAGTTGCACTTCCTTTCCCTAATTTAGGGAATTTGTAAGTGTTGCCTTGTACACCTTGTCTTAGCCTTACGCAATTAAGAAGAGAACTCTCTCCTTGATATGCTTGTTTTACCTCGGCATCGAACAAAGTTACAAAAGCATTTGTTATTGATTGTGCCATACTTTTATCTCCTTGTTTTTAACACATTAGTTTTACTTAACTTGCAGTTGTCGGGGTAAAGCCCGGCTGACAAAAATGGTGTCTTTGCTCACCAGCCAGAAGGCCATAAAAAATTTGGTTATCTTCGGTTAGGAGAATAGTGTAATTTTAAAAATTTAGCAAGTACCTAAATTAAATTTCTCCATTATTAACTTTACCTGGAAAAGCTCTTGAAAACTGTTCTTCAACTTTTCTTCTATATGCTGGATCTGATTTGTATTTAGGATCTGCTACCATTTCATAAAGTTCTTGTTTACTTGCAGCTCCATCTACATCTACTGGTGCAGTTGGAATTGTTTGTTCACCATAATATTTTCTTACTTTATTTAATGCATTAATACCATTAGCTGTTGCAGCAAATACTTTAAACTCTTCAAAGTCTTGATCAGACCATACACCTTTGGCTACTAATCCTTGTCCCCAAGTTTTAATACCACTAATAATTTGATCTGCATTTGGACCAAGAGCTTTAGCCTCTTCATCTGGATTAATACTTTCTTCTTGTGCTTGTTGTTGAGATAATGTCTTAAATGTATTTACAAGTTTATCGAAAGCACCTTGTGTTGGTTTATTCTCTTTTGCCCAATCTAAAAATTCTTTAGCCAGGACATCATTCTCAATATCAACATCTTCCATTACAGATAAATCATACTCAGAAGGAGCTTTGTGTTTACCCATAGAAAATTGTTTTTGTAATTCTTTATAAGAATGACTTAACTCTTCAATCTTAGCACCAGACTTAGGATCCCAAAATTTATCTTCAATGTATTCTGGTTTTTCTAAAACTTTTGTTTCTTGTTCAGCTTTAGCCTCTTCTACTGTTTGATCTTTATTGTCATCTTCTAAATGAGGTATAACTGTTTCTTCCGGGTTAGGAGCCTCTTGCTCTACTTGTGGGGAAGTGTTTGCCATTAATCCTTCATTTTTATTTTCTTCTATATTTTCACTACTCATTGTTTTGTCCTTCCTATTCTAGTTTGGATTTCTCTAATGATACTGTTTTGCCCTTCTCTAGCATAACCATAACTATTATCACCACCAGGGATCCATGTTGGTTGTTGTAATGTTTTATTTATCAGAAACTCTAAAACTTTCTTTCCTTCTTCAGTTTCAAAAGTTCTAGCAAATGCTTTGTTAGTTTCTAATTCTGTGTCTTTATTTTCATTCTTAGGTTTTACATCTAAGAATTCTATTCCATCCCAGCCTTGTTTCATGATCTAAGTTGTTCTTCTACAGCCTCTACCGGTTCTTGTTGTGTTGGTTGTGCAGCTTGTCCTGGAGCTGGTCCACCTCCTTGCATCATACCTTGAGCAGATAACATCTGCATACTCTGTTGTATAATTTGTTGTTTCTCTTCTGGTGAAGTTCTAAGTTCTGAAGGTATACCTAGTTTATCTCCAACGAATGCTGCAATAGCATCTGGTTTAACTTCAGCAACACCACCAGGCCCAAGAGCATTAGCAATTTGAAAGAATTGCATAACCTCATTTACTTCGTCTAAGTTTTGTGCTTTTGCTAATGGGCTTACGGGAGTAACTTTCACCTCAAGCCCATTAACCTTCAAAGGGAGCTGGATCATTCCTTTCTGATCCATAATGAAGAGTGTTCTACGAATGATTGGAACCATCGTCTCAGTTATAAGTCTACCAAATGCAGCACCCATATTCTGAGCAAGTTCTTTCATTCTTTCTACAATTTCTGTAGCTGATCTCG